GACGTGCCGACCGAAAGATTGTCAACGATGGTCGTGCCGCCGCCATCCACGATGCGCGCAAGCGCCGCGGTGCCGGTCGCATCCGCCGAGGTGTCGGACAAGGGCACGCCGAGCAAGGTGAGCACGGCACCGGCCAACGAAAACGACGGCTTTTGCAGCGTGATTTCCGCGAGCTTCAAGGCGAACGCCGCGTTGAAAATTTGCAACTTGGCGGGCGCGGCATTGTTGTCGATGTCGGTGAGCACCGCTTGCATGCGCGAGGTCTTGAGCGTCGCGCGATAGTTCACGGCCATGGGTCATCCTCCGGGTTGTTTGGCGGGGTCCGCGGGGTCGGCGGTCGGGTCGGCGTTCGGGTCGGCGTTCGGGTCGGAAGCGGCCCCGGTGTTGGGGGCTTGGCCCGGGGCCGCCCCGGTCGGCGCCGCCGCCTCTGGCAAGCCGAGCGCCTTACGCTTTGCCATTTCGCGAGCGCGTTGCTCGTAGGTGTCTTCCCAATCGTCGCCAAGCTCGGCGCAAATCCATTCGTCGGTGACGACGCCCATATCGCGAAGCGTCTTGACCGCAGTGGCGAATTTCATGTCATCGGCTTGCGGCTTCGCCGGGCCGCGCCAGTGACAGCGGCACGCGGCGGCGCGTTGCTCAATGAAGGCATCGACGCCGCCGGGGAATGGCGTCCATCCGTTTTCGATGTCTTCCTCGAGCCACGCTTCGAAAACCGGATTCAGGAACGGCGCCACGATGTTGACGCGCCGGGAAATGGTCACCATCCAAATCCCCGACGTGGCCATGCGCACCGACGAATAGGTCGCGCCGGCATAGTCGCCGGTGAATTCCTCATAGGTGAGCCCGAGGCATCGCGCGATTTCGCGAAGCAAGAATTTCGCAAACGACTCATAGGTCGCGCTCGGGTGCTCGCTTGCGTGAAAGGTCAACTCGTCGCCGGGCGCGAGGTGCGCAATCTTGCCGTTGCGGCCGAGGTCAATCTTTGTGTTGTCGTACCATCCCGCGCGCATCGCCAGCATCGACTCGAACGGCGACGGCATCGTGCTCGAGGTGCCCGCCGCGCTCGCTTGCTGCTCGACCATTTCCTGAAACGCCGAAAGCACTTGCTCGGTCGGCTCGGGGCTCTTCACGGTCGCGGCGAAGATCGTTTGAATGAGCGCCGCGGTGAGCGTGGCGTCGGCGAGTTGATCGAATTGCCGCACGACCCGAAGCGCCGGGGTCATCGGCGCAATGCCGCGCACTTGACCGGGTTGCCCGTCGAAGACGTGCACGACCTGCGCACGGCCCCACGGGTCGCGCGCCGGGCGGTCGATGTAGCCGGGCACGTTGTACGTGTAAGGCGGGTCTTTGATGCGGTAGGCAAGCGGAAAGCCGACGTCGTCGCGGATGACGCCTTGCACCATCTTCGGCGGCATCGAGTCTTGCACGAGCCGCGACGGCGGCAGCATTTGCACTTTCGTGCCGTATTGCCCGCCGATGCTCTTGCGTTTCAGGAACGGCAACGCCGCGAGCACTTCGCCGTAGCAGAAGTTCGACCGGATGGCTTGCGCCTGCATCTTGCCGACGGTCGACTTCCCTTCGATGTCGCAGTCGATGGGCCGGTTGGCAAAGGCTTCCCATCGGCGCTCGACGTCTTGCGCCCACTTCGCGCCCTCGTCGGTCGTCCATCCGAGCGCGGTGGTGTCGGGCTTGGACGCGAGCCGAAGCCCCGAGCCGACGGTGTAGGCAATCGACTGATCGACCGCGCCGGCAATCCATCCCGAGTTCTGCACCATGTCGATCGTGCGGGCGGCGGCTTTCACGTAGCCTTGCCGCACGTCGTCGGATGCCTCGCGCAACGCCGGTTGCCACGCCATGAGATACGGCGACATATCCCCGCGCATGAACGTCGATTGCACGCGCGCGCGATGTTCGGGCGCCGTCGTCGGCGCCGGACGTGCTTCCGCCTTCGCGGGGCGCTTGCGCGTCCGCGTCGTTGAGGTCGCTGCCAATGTCGGAGTCCTATGTTCGGTTGAGCCGTGCGGCGATGTTCGCCATCAAAGTCCGCGGGTCGATGCCCGGCGCCTTCGCCGTTGGTGGCGGCGGTGGCACCGGGCGGTCGTCGTCAGGCTCATTCGGTGGTCGCGTCGTGCCGAGCGGAATCTTTTGCGCGGCCAAGAGGTGCCCGGCCGCTTCGTTCATCGCTTCGCAGTCGAGGTAGTGATTGCGCTTGGCGATTCGAATCCATTGCGGCTTGCCCGACGGCGTGAGCTTGCGCACCTCGGAAACGAGTTGCTGGCAATAGTCGTCGGTGGCATCGGCCGCGAGCATGAACCCGCCGGGCTGGTCTTCCGGCCATGACAGCCGCTCGAGCAAGCGCGATTTCCAGAAGTCGGAGTCGAGCCGCACAAGCTCGAGGGTCACCGGGATTTTCGAGCCCGGCACCGTGACCTTTGCCTTGCCGCGCATGCACGGCGCCGACAGCGTGTCGAATCCTTTCGTGGGTTTCACGAAGCGGCGGAAGCGCCGGCAAAAATCATAGACAACGTTGGTCGGCCCTTCGTTCGGCTTGTTCGGACGGAAGCCCGAGTCGATGAGCGCCAACGCAATCGGCAAGCCGCCATAGGTGTCGGTAAGCACGTTGGCGAGGTCGCCCCACACCTCGGGCTCATTGGTGAAGCCGGCAAGCTCGCCCGATTCGATCTGCCACGACGAGGCGCGCGCACCCCATCCGCGGATGCTGTAGAAAAATCCGTTGCTTTGAACGTCCACCGCGGCCGAGAGCTTGATGACCTCGAGCGGCACTTCGCCGAAGCGATGCGGTTGTCGGCGCCGCGCGATCTGTTGCCACTCTTTGATGCCGAGCCCGCCCGGCGAGTGAAGCTCGCCGAACCCGGCGTTGATGGCGGTTTGCACCATCGCGTCGTCGCCGAGCGCCGCCGCCTCGAGATACGCCCGCACGCGCTCGCCGAACGTGACGAACGGCGACGCAAGCCCCGAGACCCAATAGGACACCGACGCGGTTGCCGGGGGCTCGCCATGCACGACGCCGTCGGCCTCGACCCATTGCCCGGGCGCCACGTAGCGCCCGCGCGCGTTCATGTCGGCCTTGTGCCGCTCTTCGATGACGCCGCCGCACCGCGGGCACTCGAGCCACGTGTTGCGCTCGGCCTCGACCGGCGTGGCGCCTTGCTGCCAACGCACGCGCTCAAAGCGCGGCACGAAGTAGGCCGCACAGTGCGGGCACGGCCAAGCCCAATGGTGGCGCGTGCCTTGCTGCCAAAGCCGCCACACCGGCGACTCGACATCCTCGACCGGCGCAATGTCCCAATACTCGAGACCGCTTTTCTCGTCTTTCACGGTGCCGACCATTCCCTTGCGACACGTCGAGGTCACCGCACAAACGAATTCGGCATAGGTATCACCGCGGCGCTCGACGAGGCCGAGCGGGTCGCCTTGCCCTTTCACGTTGGCGAGCATTTCGTCGTATTCGTCGATGAGCGCGAGCGCCGCCGGGTCCGACTTGAGCGCCGCGCTCGAGCCCGCATGCGCTAGACGAAACGGCACACCCGCAATGACTTTGCGGGTCTTGGTCATGCGCTTGCCGCGCGCGACCTTGTCGGCGAGCGTCGGCGCCTCGTCGAGCAACCCCATCACCCGCGGCTCGAATTGCTCGGTGAGGAATTGCTTGTTCGGCCCGACGTACAGGATGGGCGCCGGCTTTTGGTCGAGCCGTTGCCCGGCGATGTCGAGCAAGGCTTCGGTCTTGCCGGATTGCGACGCCGTCACGATGACGATGCGCTTGGCGATGCCGTCGGCGACCGCGCGCTCGAAAGCGATGACGTAAGGCGTGAGCGTCGGGTCACGCGGACCCGGTAGCGCCGCGCTCTTCGGGTACGTCCGATTCGCTGCCGCCCATTGGTCCGGCGGGGTTGTCGGTGTCGGTCGCCAAAGCTTCGCGGCGAGTAGGGCCGACTCGTGCCATCGCTTCGGCACGTGCCGCCAAACGGATGAAAAGGTCATAAACCTCGGCCTCGATTCTGCGGCGCTCGGTCAAGTCACGCGTGAGCCGCGCCGGCAAGCCGCCGACCTCGGCGCGCACGAGCGCGCAAAACTCTTCGACGATGGCCACGTGGTCGGCGTGCTCCATCAATTGCCCGGACCGAAGCCCGATGCGCAATTGAATCTCTTCGGCTCGAGCATCCCGCACCCGAGAGTCGGCCGCGGTCTTGTTCGCCCGCCGGTCGGTGTCGTTGCGAAAGCGCAAGTAGCCGTGCACGACCTCGCGGAGTCGGTACTGCCCTTTCGCCTCGCGCGGAATGTGGCCCTCGCGCACGAGGTCGCCGAAGCGGGCGACCGACAGCAACAGCACGTTCGCCGCCTCGCCGCCGGTGATGAGCGCGTCGAGCGGGGATGCCGCACCCGATTGACCATCGGCCGGGGTTGGCGTCGGATGCGCGCGAGCGCCGCGAGGTCTAGCCATGAACGTCGAGCCCCGTCACGTTGACCGCATCGTCAACCGAATCCGCCCATTGCTCGCCGGCAAGCCGCCCGAGCTTCAAGGGGCGGTGCTCGCCGACCTCTTGGCCATGTTCCTCGCCGGCCATCATCCCGGCTTGCGCGAGGAAATCTTGCAATTGCACATCAAGGCCGTGCGTGACCTCATCGGCCCGAACGAGGCCGAGATTTTCGAGCGCCACGGCAAGCCGCCGGGTTGGTCGCCAAATTAGAAAATCATTCTCTCGCCCCTCAACGCGCGCCAATATGGTGCCACGTTGGCCGGCGGGAAAGTGCCGCAGATATGCTTGAAGGCGGCGGGGCCGGAAGCC